CCAAGTCACATCACAATTTATTTTTCTTTTTCTTAGCCATCTTGTTATGGAGCCTTCTACTTTTTTGATATCGCTTGCTTCAAATCCTTTTATTACATGGTCGTCTAAATCTAAAACAATTTCTGTTCCTTGTCTGTCTTGTATTGTTGGTGTTCCTTTTTTCTTTCTTCTTGGTCCGTATTCGTCATTTGCTTCTATCTGTTGTCCGTATTCGTTAAGCTCGCCTAAGACTATAAAACAAGTGTCTAAAGCTAATATTTTTTTGATGCATGGGTGAATGCTTTTATAATTTACTGTTTCAAATTTGAATAACCATCCTGCATCAAAGCTTTATATTTTTTCTAAATTTGAATCTAAAGTCTTTGTAGGTTTTTCTGACTTGGGTGTTAGCACAAGTAATTTCTTCATATTTTATTGTCCCGATAAAAAAGACACTCCCGCTTTTTCTCTTGGGACACAAGAGAAGAAACGGAGAGCGTCAAAGGTTTAAATCACTGGAGCTACCAGCCCTTGTATTATACGCCAAAAAAATTCTCGTTAATACATACAGCGTCTTGACCGTGATGTTGTTTCAGAAAGCAATACAGGCGATAATGTACAAGCGTAGAATAGAATGAAATAAATCGGGAGAGCAGAATGATAATGGTATCTGATTTAGAAATTGATGGTCTTGAATACATAGGTGTTTCAGTTTTATATTTCTATCATCCTTATAATCTGGACTCCCAAGAAGAAGAGGGTGTAGTTATACATTCGGTTATGCTTATGGACAGAACAGAAATTGTTCAAAACATTTGTGAAAAAAGTATCAAAGAACTTGAGCAACTTATACTCCAAAAGAAATTTATCACGCACTCTAAATTCTGGAATCAAGCTTCATGAAAGGACTATTTCCCCGTGAGTACAGTACAGTTCAATATGAAATAAATCTTGTTAATCAAACTTGCAATAATGATTGTGTCGCTGCTTGTATTTCTATGGCATTAGGAATCCCAATTGAGGAGATCAAGGACGGAGCTAAAATGATCGGTCTTGGTTTTCCAATGACTCCATTTGATGCGACGAAGTTGTTATGCTATTTCGGTGTCCTTGGTGTCAGGCAACAGAGCGATACTCTTTATAGTGGTAATCTTTATAAGATTGGAGTTCCTAGCAAGAACACTCAAGGCGGTCTTCACAGCATATTGATTGATCTTAGAAATGGAAGAAATTATGTTTTTGATCCTCAGCAGGGAGTAGAAGGAAAAAAGTTCTATGGAGTGATTCCAAAACAATATTTTTCTCCAATTCAGATAATAGATTTGAAATATGGAGATGAGTGATTAGTGTTATTTAAAAGTTATTTGAAAGTTATTTAAAAGTTATTTGATATTGGCCTATGTTATTTGAATGTTATTCATTTTTGAATAACGCTAGGAGCCGCGCCAGCACTGTATTTGAAGCGTATTTCAAGGAGTGTTATTTGGTTATTCAGTGGGCGGGTATGGGTAAACTTTTTTTGCGATCGGCAGGCGAGATCGGTCCGAGAGGAGCCGATACAAAATCAAATAACAAAATAACAATATATATATAACTATATTAAACCCTTATACGGCAAGGGCTCCGCTGTTATTTAAAAGTTATTTAAAAGTTATTCAAAATAAAGAATATTTTGATAGCAAAATGACCCAGATGTTTTTATATTTTAAGTATTGCAAGGCGTGAGGCGCGTACAGTGTCAGTAGAAATTTTTCCAACCATCTTCGCTAAATCAATCGGCGAGAGTTCAAGGGTTATTCCAAAGATAAGAAAAGGAATGTCTAGTGCCGATCATGAAGAGATGCGGAACAGAACTGAAATGATGGTCTGCTTCCAGCAGATGGCGATGGCGTGTAGCTTTGAGGACTGCCTGATAGCATATCACGGGATAAAGCTAACAAAGAGCCAGACCGAAAGCCTTCAGGTTATTCATAAATCTACTCGTCCATGGATACTTGGAAACAATACTGCGACGCTTTTGAAAAAGCTTCAGTCTCCTACATTGTCAGGCAAGGATGCCAAAGAAATGACCGCTGCAATAGTTGAGCATCTTCAGGAGAAGGATACATCCGGACCAGAAGGAAAGCGCAAAGCAGAATTTAGAGTCATGTTGGCGAATTGAGTTTCAGTTATGTATTTTAGAAAGATAATAGATGTTATAATTGCTGTAGGAAAAGATTGGCCTTATGCCACCATCCCTCCAATAAAAAACCAAAACAAAAACAAAATCCAAACAGCGCAATTAGATTTATTCTCTGATGAAGGAGAGACGAATGAGACCGAATGATGCCGTATTCAGATGGCATCAGATGGCTTCATTCAGCTTCAGATAAGCTTCAGATAGTTCGATGCCATCTGACGATCATCAAGGTAAGTTGATGATCATCTGAGAATCAAGGAGCCGTCCTTGAATCAAAAATGGACGCTCAAGGATATTAGTCAAGGAGTAATTTATGAAAGAATTTTATTCAGCTTATGGTTACGGAAAAGGAAAAGGAAAAGGGAAAGGCGGAAAGGGAAAGCCGAAGCGTGTCTGATGGAGAAGACAATTGGAAAAGCGCATGGACGAACATTGCTGGAGAAAGACCCAGACAGAAATTAACGACTGGTAAATTTAGAACAAGAAAAGAACTTGCGAGGACGGTTTTGAAAATGAGAGCCGATGGGATAACGTATTCAAGCATCGGGAAGAAGTGTTTGGTTTCAGCATACGTTGTAAGACAAATAATATTGAAAGGAAGTGCTGATGATCCACCCAGACGAATTGAAAGCAGAAGTTGCAATACGAGCGACAAGGTTCTTGAAGGAAATTCATAAAGAGTTTTATAGTGATGGTCTTTTGTCTATAGGTTTTAACTGGTCACAAGGTTTTGATCGTGATGGTCTTCCTGTGATTGAGCGCACTGAATTGAAAGTTGAAGGAGCGGGTCATGGCAGTAAGTAAGAAGCCCACGAAGGGAAAAGCTAAAGTTAAGATCACCGCTGATGGAAAGAAGATTAGCTATGGTCAATCAGGAAAGTCTAGTGACGGAAAGGCTAGGGTTCGTCCAGGGACTGCGAAGGGTGATGCGTATTGTGCTAGAAGTTTAGGAATAAAAAAGGGACTGAGCAAAGATAAACAGAATGACCCGAACACTCCTAACAACTTATCTAGGAAGGCTTGGAAGTGTTCCGGTGAAAAGTCTAAGAAGTAATGAAGAGAAAAGATTTTACGATTCAAAAGCTAATGACCGTCATGGAAGACTGCAATCCAGAAGACGAACAGCGTCTAGTCCTTTGTTACAAGGGAGAGTCCGTTCCCTTCCAGCGGTCGGGCGTCTATTTGAACACGGACAACAAGACCAGTTTCATAGTTGAGTTTGATGTATGCGCCAACAATGACGGACTGGAAATAAATGATTGGGGATACAATGATTAACGTCAACGGATTTTATGAATATCTTTTCAATGCTTTTGATAATTATATTTCTGGCTTCTCAGGCGGGAACTTTTACTGATGCCGCTTCACGCCCAAAAGAAAGGGAAGGCTGGCGAAGAAGAAATGTGCAGATGGCTTCTTAAAAACTTATCAGTTGATGTTGCTCGCAACATGAAGCAGTCTAGAGGGAAAGGTTCTGATATCGTATTGGAAGATTTCTTAATTGAAGTCAAGCGCAGAGAAGTTCTCTCATTGGATTTATGGTGGCATCAAGTTGTTGTCGCTCAAAAGACTTACGAAAAAGTTGAAGGATTAATTCCTATTGTTGCATACAGACAGAACAGAAAGCCTTGGATGTTTTTAATGCCAGCTAGACTCATAAGCGGATGCGATCTAGGTTACGTTATCGCTTCAGAGAAGGTCTTTATCCAGTTTGCTAGGAGCTTGATTGATGGGTGAAGTTGTAGAAATGTTTGATGACTACGATGATGAGCCAGTCAATGAAATCTATTTGACAGAGCCGCAGACAGAACTGATGCGCTCCGACAAGAAGTTTATTCTGTTCGTTGCTGGTTTTGGTTCTGGAAAATCTCAGGGCATGGTGGTCAATGCGCTCAATGATCTTTTCAATTACAAAGGCGCGAACATTGCTCTGTATGCTCCAACTTATGATCTATTGAAACTAATTGTCATGCAGTATGTTGAAGAGATTTTAACTAACGGAAATTTTACATTCAAGATAAATGGAAGCGAGCATATTTTTTATGTTGAGGGATACGGAAAAATAATTTGTAGGTCTATGGATAATCCAGGACGCATCGTAGGATATGAAACTTTCAGAGCTCATTGCGACGAGATGGATATTCTAGGCGAACACAAGGCTCGGCTCGCATGGCAGAAGATCATTGCTCGTAACAGACAGAAAATATATCAGTCAGATGAATACGGAAGGCGCATCCCTCAGCTTGAATCAAATGGTGATTTTGTTTTCATAAATGGCAGACAACAATTCAAAACAGAAATGAACAGAGTCAGCGCATATACTACGCCTGAAGGGTTTGGCTTCGCTTATAAAAGATGGGTCAAGGAAGAAGACACTCAAGGAAACTATGGGATGGTTCGTGCTACAACTTACAGCAATGAACACAATCTTCCGGAAGACTATATTGAAACTTTGCGCTCCAGTTATCCTGCTGAATTGATTGACGCTTATCTGCTAGGAAAGTTCGTAAACCTAACGAGCGGAAGGGTATACAGAAAATTTGATCGGTCTCTGAATGCATCCACTGAAAAAGTAATTGGCAATGAGGGCATTCATGTTGGGATGGATTTCAATATTGAACATGGGGCTGCTGTAATTCATGTGATTAGATCAGAGACTGCTCACGCTGTTGATGAAATTTTTGACAGCTACGATACTGACGACACTATTAGAATTCTTAACGAGCGTTATCCTAATAATCCTATAACTGTTTATCCTGACGCAACTGGAAAAAAGCGGTCAAGTTCCAATGGTGCTCCTACTGCTACGGACATTGAAAAGCTTCGCTCACAGGGATATTCAATAACGGTTGATTATTCTAATCCTTTGATACGCGATCGCGTTAACTGCGTAAACGCCAGGATATTAAACGGATTAGGAGAGCGGAATTATTTTGTTGTCGTTGACGCTTGTCCGAACACGATAGAAACTTTAGAGCAGCAAGCATGGGACGACAATGGAGTGCCCGATAAGAAAACTGGACTTGATCATATTGGCGATGCGCTTGGATACTTTCTTGCAAAGAGGTTTCCTATATCGCGTCAAAATGCAGGATTTATTAGAACTACTTCAAGGATAAGATAAAATGGCTATTACAAATAACGATCGCAATGTTCAATACACTAGAAATCTTTACAGTTGGAAATCTATTGATGATGCAATAACCGGAAGCAATGCTGTGAAGTTTGCGAACGAATTATATCTTCCAATGCCGCAAGGTTTTATTGACGACGATACTCCTGCGAGCGTTTCAGATACTCCTAGTGCTAGAACTACGGATCTAATAAAAAATAAGGAGATGATAACCATCGCTCCACATTATCATTCTAACCGAGCATACATGGGATATTTGCAGAGAGCTCGGTTCCCCGAGATCACAATAAATACTTTGCGCGGATTGATTGGAATAGCTACTAGAAAAGGTTCTAATTGCGATCTTCCTTCGGCTATGGAATACATAAAAACTAAAGCGACTCGCAAAGGTCAAAGCCTAGATGAAGTTTTTGTTATGTGTCTGTCTGGAGTTTTGAAATTTGGAAAATGTACGATCGTTGTTGATGTAGATGAAATAAATAACTCTGTGCATTTTGTTATTCAAGAAGCTAGGCAATTTATAAATTGGTTAGAAGACCCTGATACAGATGATACTACTATGGCAGTGTTTCAGAATGTTGAAACTGTTTTGAGCGACTATGATAGTTTTGAAACTGAAGAGAAAGTTTCCTATACCGCTTACATCATAGGAGAAGATCCTGAAGACAGTTCCGTCAATGACGCTGTTGTTGTTTGCAAGTATGAAGACAATTCTAAAGTTGAGAAAATAGTTCCTAGCTTGCAGGGAGTGCGTTTTGAAAAGCTTCCTATAGTTACAATCGGTTCTTTAGAAAATGGAAACGACTGCGACCCTGCTCCGCTCAGTGGAGTTGCAGAAATCGCATATACAATTTACAGGAAAGATGCTGATCTAACTAACGCGCAGTATATGACTTGTAATCCTATGTTCTGCATCAGTGGAGCTACAGGAGCGGTTCCAACTGCATACGGTTCAACTGTTGCTCTAGTGTTAGAAAATCCTGCTGCAACTGCATTTTTTCCTGCGACAGATACTTCTGCTTTGAATCATGTGAAAAGCGATATGGTTGAATTGAAAGAGGAGGCAAAAAGTTTTGGAGCAACTCTTTTAGGACCGACCAATGGAGCAGCAGAGTCTACAGAGACAGTGAAAATAAGACAGGGAGCGCAAGGTGCAACACTTGTTGGAGTTGTTCAAAATGTTATGAAAGGAATTGAGGATGCTCTTAAGATTGCTGCTCAAATTAGCGGTATAAATCCTGATGATGTTTATTATTCTGTTCCTACAGATTTTTCTGAATTATCTTTGTCTCCGCAAATGTTGACTGCTCTTGTCGGTGCATGGCAAGCGGGAATTTATAGCAAAGAAAGTTTAGTCAATATGATGATAGAGAGCGGATTTGTCAAGGGAGATGTTGAAGCAGAAATGACTAGAATTTTTAGCGAAGAGCCGGAGTATGCTGGGGATGATATTTAATGCCTCTGCAAAGCATTGAAGAAGAGTATGTGAATAGACAGCTTACTTTGGTTCGCGGTGCTGAAGGCGAAGCCAGAGAGATGTCTTCAGTGCTTGATGAATTTTATGACAACATATACGCAGAGATTGCTAGAAAATATCCTGATGACCAGATCATCACGAAGTCTATTGCGAAGGCAATCAATAAATTCATAAACGAAGAGCTAAAAACTTTCTATAAAGTATATTGGCCTAACGCTTTGAAAGAGCTTCAACCAGAAGTAATTCAGAAAGAGATCATCTGGAATACGACTACTATAGAAGCGTTTGCATACGGTACTGAAGAAGATGGCTAAAAAATTATCGGTAGATGATTACGATTCAGTTCCTTACTTCAGAGGATCTACAGCTAGAGAGAAAGAGGCTGGTCATTTTATGAGCCAGTCTAAAAAGTATGCGACCAAATACTCTAAGCCAGGAGGGAGTAAATTGCCTCAGTCTAATGTGACTGAGTATAGGATTCCAAAGAAAGGACAGATAGATTTTTCAAAAGACAAAAAGCTTCGAGGAGAACTTGTTGATTTTATTGCATCTTCAACTTGGAACAAGGTAAAGAAAAATCCTCCTTTTCATGCAAAGACGTTTAAAGAGTGGCGGGACTATCAGACGGCTGATATTATTTTTAAAAAAGGTCATCCGCGCTATCGCTATGAGTTGGATGCAGTTCGTTTTTTAGATAAGAAAAAGAAGGGATGGCAGACAGTACAGTTTTGGGAGGGCGATGCAGATGTAGGTGACAGGAAAGGAAATATTTCTGTAAGAACTAATGGTCGTGGAGTTGCTAAATCTCCTTTGGTTCTTGAAGATTCTGCTCCGCTTAAGAAAGCAGTCGCAGTTACAACTGTCAGCGCGAATACTACTTTGTATCAAGGGAAAACATTCAAGCAGCATATTTCAAAAGCATTCCCAGGACAGAGCAAGAAAGTTTTGTCCTCCTTGAATGCTTCGGTCAAGTCGGGCGAGTCTATTGCTCAGGCTACTAGGAATTTGAAAAATACTTTGGGTCGTAGCAGTAGGGATGTTAGAACCATCACAAGAAGTTACATAATGAATAACGCTGCTCAAGCGAAGAAGACGGTATACGCTTTGAATCCAGCACTTACAGAAGTGATAGTTTGGACTGCTACTTTAGATGCCAGAACTACTCCTAATATTTGTGGCGTCCGTGATGGACAGAAATATAATGAGCAAACTTTAGAACCTATCGGTCATGGCAATCCATGGGACGGTGGTCCAGGAGCGATACACTGGAATTGTAGGTCTACTTCTTATCCTGATATCCCAGGTGTTTCTGGAAAAATGAATCGTCCGGAGATTGGTTCTGGACCGAACTACAAAGCCGGAGACAATAAAAACTCTAGAGGCAAGGTTAGAAAGAATACCAAGAAATTAAGAGAAGACGGAATAATAAAAACAGGACAGGTGTCTGGAGCAAAGTATTCAACATGGTTGAAGAAACAGAACGCGGCATTTCAAGATGACGTTTTAGGAAAAGCAAAAGGAGCAGCATTTAGAAAGGGTCAATTTCAATTAGGCGGAAAACTTTAGGAGAGCTTTATGAGAAGGAATAAAATAGAACCAAAGAAATCAAAATACGAAAAACATTTGCTGGAGCAGAGCGACAAGAATATAAATTTTGTTGCTGGAGTTCTCGGCAGCATGGACAAAGCAATTGCTCTTCGGAATGGTGATGTTACGCTTGATGATCTTGGCATGACAAGCCCATCTTCGAATCCAATTAGATTTTCAGACATAGACTGATTTAAACTTAAAATATAGGTGATTACATGAACAATTCAGGAAAATATTTTTACGAAAGAGTATCTGTTGCCAGCCCTAAAGGACATGGCGAAGGAGAAGGCGAAGGAGGCGATGAAGTTTTTACTGTAGAGCAGGTTTCTGAACGTATTGAGCAAGCTTTGTCTGAAGCTAGACAAGGATTTGAATCTGAGACTCAAGGGCTTGCAAAAAAGAATAGAGAACTTTTAGATACTCTAAGTAATGCTACAGAGAAGCTCAAAAAGACAGATGGCATAGACATTGAATCTTTATTGCAGTTGCAGAAGACTATTGAGAATGACGAAATTTTAAAGTTGGCTGCTGCAGGAGATCACACAGGAGCGATAGAAAAAGCTACTGAGAAAATGCGTGTTACCCATGATGCAAACATGGAAGAGATGAGTACTGCTCTTTTAAATTCCCAGGAATCATCCGTGAAAGATAAGGTTCTTATTGACAAGCTTCTTATTGATGGTGGCTCGCAGAGAGTTTTTCTTGAATCAAAAGGTCTGCCAGAAGCTGCCGCTGATGTTGCATTGAGAGCGCGACAAATTTGGAAAGTTGAAGAAGGAGAACTAATTGCAAGGGATGGCGATGGTGAAATGATAAAAGGAGAAAAGGGTCCGATAACTATGGCTGAATGGACTGCAAGTTTAAAAAATTCTGCTCCACATCTTTTCCCTGCTTCTGAGTCTGCAAAAATTCGCAGAACAAAAACTGGAGAAGCAGATTTAAATGATATAGATGAGCAGATGGTTATTGCCGCAAAGTCTGGAGACACTGCGACATTGAGACTTTTGAAAGCAGAAAAGAAGAAGGGTCAAGTGTCCAGATAGTATTTTTAAATTTAGAGAGCGGTTGATAAAAAATATAAAAAATATCTCTCTCTAACCCCTATTTTCATAGCATATCTATTGCATCTTGTGTTCAAATGTGTTACGTTTAATAAACTGAAAGAAGCAATTTTTATTGTTTGTGGCTGACTAGGTTGGCTACAGTTTTTAGAATTTTTTTGAAGCTAGGCTGAAAAAACTTTCTAAATCTATTCGGTTATTTTCAAGACTGTTTTTACTGCTACCGAAGCTAGGCTTAGGAAACTTTCAAAAACTTTTGCGAAGAGCGCGACAGGCTAGGCCCAACGTGTAAAAATTATTCAACTTAACAGTTGGATTCCTTTTTGCACTGAGCTATGGAATCCACTATAAATTTTTTTTAGAGGATTCAGAACATGGCAGCTAACGCATGGCAACAAGTAGAATGGATCGCAGCAGAAGCACTCAATCACCTTGAAGATGCTCTTGTGATCACACAATTAACCGCGAAAGATAAAACAGCAGAATTCAACAATAAGCCTAATGGTTATGCTGTTGGTTCAACTATCGACATTCGCACCAATCCTGTTTATACAGCAAATGAATTCGCTGCTGGCGGAGACATTGTAACGCAGGGAATTCGCTCTAGTGTTCGTTCACTTTCAATTGAAAAACTTTTTGATGTATCCGTTGCAATGTCTGCTCGTGAAAAGCGTTTGGATTTTGATGGATTTAGTGAGCAAGTAATCAAGCCTGCTGCATACGCTCTTGCAGAGCGTTGTGATACTCACGTTGGCACGAAAATTTTAGAAGCTGCTGGTCTTTACAGTTCAGCGACTTTGTTTGGTGACGCTAACGATATGGCTCTAGCGAAGCAGTCTGCTACGTTTCAACAGCTATCATCTACTGGACGTTTTTGTTTAGTTAATGATACTTTGGAAGCTCGTTTGCTAGGCGCAACTTACATGAACACTTTTAATTCTAGAGGTGATTCAGGCGAGCGCGTTTTCAATGAAGCTTCAATGGGTCGTGCTATGGGAATGGACTTCTTTTCTGCACTAAACTTTCCGGTCCAGTCTCATGTTTCTGGAACAATGATTTGTGCAACTAACAACACTTCAGGAACTAAAAATCTTGTTGGTGATTCTGTTCTTACTGTAGATACTCAAACTGCTAGTAAGAATGTAAAAGCTGGTGATCGTTTGAAAGTTGCTGGTGTTCGCAGACCATTAAAAGTATTGACTGCAATTGCTGATACTGATGCTACAACTTCAGTTGTTCTTGCTGATCCTATTAACGAAATTATTCCAGATAACGCTGCTGTAACAGTAGTTTCCTCTGGTGC